CCTTGACTGTTAGCATATTCTTGACTGCCTAAAATACCTTGAAGAACAGTGTTGTAGTCTTGTCCAGCCCAATTAGCTGCTCCAGAAGGATCAACACCACGACCTAAGTATTGTTGGTATAACTGATCTAATCCTGCCTGATCTACTGTTCCGCCACCATTATCACCACCTTGTGGACCATTTTGAACAGGTGTTGCAGCCTGAACTGGATTTGCATCTGGAGCTGCATTATCATATTGAGGTGGTGCAGCTTCAACCGTTACAGAGCTATCTGCTGGCGCATCATCTACCCAAGTTGCACTATCTCCGCTATCTACCCAACCCATTGCTTAACCTTTTTTGAAATTATTTGTCTATATTAATAATCGACATGATTCCAACTACACTTTTAGCCCATTCTTTCCAATCATCAAATCCCCTAGCATCTGGAACTCCTGATTGAGTAAAATAACCAATTCCTTGCATTCCATTAGCCCAATCTTGCCAGCTCTCTTCTGGCACAGTGCCAAGTTGCTGACCAGCAAATAGCTCAGCCATACGAGCACACCATTCATCCCAACCTAAATCACGAGGGTCATAAGTTATCATGGATTTCCCGTACTTCTTTCATCGCCAGTTTCAGCGCTGAGTAATACATTACCTGTTTCAAAATTACCGCCAGCTACGTTGCTTGTAAAGCGCAATCGCATCTCACGTCGTTGTTCTCTTAAATCAATTTTAAGGGTATCTGGATCGTAATAATAGGGGGCAGAAGGATCATCTACGTCATCTGCATAGCCTTTACCAGTTACCGTTAAGAACATTTGCCCAGACTGAACAAAGTCTGGCTCAACACGTTCAATCCGAATCCATCGATTGACCCCAGAAATGGATCGTTGACCCGGCCCTCCTGTTACCCAACCGATACTATTAGTCTCAAAGAATGACTCAACGGCATTGACGTTAGTAAGGTAAATTGAATCAACGCCAGTCTCGTGCTGCCAAAGGGTATATGTTCCTTCTGTATTAGAAACATTTTCAGCCCAAATTGGGAAACGGAAGACTTCTGAGTACACTCCAGCAGAACGACGAGCGCCTTCAGCTTCTCCTGAGTCATACCAGACTTTATCCCTGACGTTATAAATAATTGCGTCATTACATTCAGTAGAATCCCCTTTAGGAAAGAACCACCAGATTTCACCCCAACGAGGGATCTTAGCTGCCCAAACTTTTTGACGCTGGGTATAGTTCAAATTATCAAAGAAGAACTTGATATTGGTATTGTTTGGAATCTCTTGAACCACACCGTTGTACATTAAGAAGCGGTCAGTACCAATCCAGTAATAGATACCGTCATACTCAATAGGAGACTGGGACGATAGAATAGATGTCTGGGTAGAAATAATGTCATAACGCCAGTAAATAGTGGCTGTGCCTACAGTTTGTGGCGCATAAGTTACACGAGTTAACTGATCTAATGACCAGAACAGACCTGCTGGAGACGTTGTACCGCCTCGTAATGGCAAGCCTTTGACTACTTTTGTAGCTGAAATATTGTTGGCGTTGGCATCAGCAGAAACCCAATCATTAAAGTTTCCTGCAGCGCAGTTCTGAATTAAGCCATTATTGCCATAGACAAATAGGTACGGGTAAAGCATACAAGCTCCACCAGATACTGAGATATTGTTATTAAAGGTAAAGGTGACTGTAGACGTACCTGTAATCGCATTGTTTACGGTAATCGTAGTTTTAGGGCTTGGGGTAGTCACTACAGCAACTGCTGTGACTGTCGTATTAGCAGGAACGCCTGTTCCCGTCACAGTTTGATTAACTCCGACTAAGTAACTAGCTGAATTAACAACAATCGTAAATGCATTTGGTGTTCCAGCGCTTCCAGATAGAGTAAATACACCTACCTGAGACAAAGAACCACCGGGAAACGTACCCGTTAATACTGGAGCATTGACTGTATTGTCAATATAGCGCAGGTTTTGCGCTGCATGAGCTATAAGCTGTAAGGTATCTGTTCCATTGGCATCAAAACCAACATCAAATTGCCACAGATTATTGGCACTCGATGTAAAACCTGTCATTGAAATAGTGGTTGGACCTGATCCTACGCCATCATCATCATCCGTTTGCCAATATTTAAGGGAATCACTAAAACCTGAATAGACGTAGTTAAGACCTTGTTGAGATTGCATAACCATACCACGAGAAATACTAGTAGCATTTAAAAAAATACCTCTATAGCCACCCATTTTACGAGGGCGACCACGTTGGAAACGACACCATTGACCATCCACAAACATAGGTGAGTCAAATAAAGTGCCGTCTCTTTGTATCCCTGCTGGGATATTGAGCGATATGACATTTGCTGTCAAAATGCCCCTCCAGAAAGACCTTCGGAAGTAAATAAACCAGACAGAGCACCACTAGCAACAACGCCAAATCTACCGCTAGCTGGCAAATAGATTCCAGTTGTTAAATCGCCCGTAAACTTTAATGATGGGCTTGCTAATGTACCATTTCCAAGTGTCAGAGACGTAATATTACTAGCAGATCCTGATGCTGCGTTATAAACATTCGTTCCATCACAGATAACAACTAGTGAATCGCCTTGATTAACTGTAACGGTAGCAGCGCCTATTGCGACTGTTTTAAATAGTAAGGTGTAAGAGCCAGTCGTATTATTAGTTATTGTGTATAACTGAACAGTAGAAGGCAGAATAATGATCTGATTTGACGTTAATACGCCAGCATATTCTTGAATTACATTAGAAGCTTGAGATGATGTAAGGGTCGTTGTTCCGCCAGTAACATTTAAAGCTAACTGGGTAAAGGCAAATTGAATAGATTGACCATACCCAAAGGTGTTCCAATTAGTTCCATTAGAGACAAGAACAAACGATTCTGTTAATTGGAGCTGTGCAGATGCATTGTTATCAATTGTATTTGTTCCAACTGGGACAATATTTAATATTCCAGTTCCGTTATTACGGATCATGCAAAACCAGTTATTTCCTACAGTGCTAGCAGATGGGAGGGTAATAGTTCCAGCACCACCACCATAAACAATGAACTGGGAACGAGCTGTATCAGTTAAGGTTGTATTTGAAAAATAAGAGGTAATAGGATAAGACTGATTTAGGGTATGATCTATAGCTAATAAACCATTCCCAGCAAGAGAGGCTGCGTCTGCTGAAGACGTTCCAGCGCCAAAGGTAATGCTTGCCCACGCTCCTGCATCTGTAGTGTTATCTGTAATATAGATATATTGAACGATTCCAGAGGAAACAGTAACAATTGCACCGCCAGCGTTATCTACTACAGAAATAGTATTTGAGCCGACGTTATTAATGATTAAGGCTTGACCTACCGATACCTGTAAGGCGGAAGGCATGGTCAATAAAAGCGAAGGGGCAGATAACAGCGGGGAAGCTGTCATTGATCTAGAAGATAGTGTTCCAGATGCTGAGCTACTTACCGTATAAGTTCCTGTACCGCCAGTTCCTGATCCAAAAGCAGTAACTGTTAAATTAGAGGCAACTCCTGTGCCGTTAATTGTTTGACCGATTGCTATTGTTCCTGAAACAACGGTTACGTTTAAAGTAGTTCCAGAAAGAGACGCAGTCATTGTTGCGCCAACATTCTGCGAAAGGCTAATGGTATAAGTACCTGTTGAACCTGTACCAGAACCTAATGCAGTAATAGTTGTACCGCTAGAAATACCTGTCCCAGCAATAGTTTGACCAACTGCAATTATTCCACTAGTAACAGAGGTTACAGTTAATGTTGTTCCAGAAATGTAGCCTTTAAAACTAGCTGCGCCAATGGTGGCGATAACTTCAATAATATTGGCTGCTACAGAGTTGGTATTACCGTTGACGGGCCATTGAAGCGTTGTATCAGCAGAAATAGTTAGTGCTTCATACCCTACCTGAGAAGGAGATACGGTTTGATTTGTAAACGGATTTATATAGGTTGTCATAGTTAACTCTCGATAGCGACAGCTTGACGGTCACCAATGCGTAGCTGATCTTCTGTTTTCAAGACTTGCATGGCTTCCTGATATTTTTGTTGAAAAATTTGGCGTTGATCGTTCTTTAGGAACGGCATTGCTTGCAATAGTGTTCCAAAAAGCATTGCATTGGGTGCATTTTGGGTAATCCAATTGGTTTGATTAGTCGAATCCAAAGGCTGCAAGCGCTCATAAAATAAGACTTGGAATGGATACGCCTGATCTGGGGTAGGGGATACTAACCAATGATCATAGTCATAGTCAGCGTAATATAAGGGTAAACCAGTAGTAGCGCCAGTATTGTAATTAAGCAGGTACTCGTACTTACGCAAAAACACAGGGCTTGGGGTACTGCCTGTATTAGTCACATTAAAGGATACCGTTTTGCGCCAACGAGCAGGCTTTTGAATAATGGCGTTATTAGGCGACATTGTTGCGTCTACGACCTGTTGCTGACCAAGCGTTTTGATCTGCTGAGCAATCTCATACTCGCACAAGGTAATAAACGTCGGAATCTGATTGACGACGGCTGGGTCGTTACGTTCTAGGTACTGCTCAACGGCAGTTATAAGCGAGTCATAGGTTAGAACAAAAGAAGCTGTCATCTTTTCACCGCAAAGGTTAATTTACTGGAGCAAAAACTAGCTAGCTTTTTGCTGATTTTATCCCAATATTCCATAAAGTTACACATTTAAAACACTTAAAGCTTTAGCAATTTTTTCCTTGCGATCTACAAGCCCTAAAAGACCGCCATTTATGCGTCTTGTCATAGTCTCAATGTCGCCAGAATCAGCTAAAGCATTCAATCCTTTTTTGTTCCAAAACCAGCCTGCAGACATACATGCATTCTCTGGCTCTAAAAGCATCTGTGGGAGCTCTACAAAGGGCTTATTTAGCGCTAATCCACAGACAGTGTAGTTAGACCTACCTGTTAGCTGAATAACTCCCCTACCGTGAAACTTCCAGCCGTCACCATCTTCTACGTTACCTAGATCAGCTCTACCACCGTAAACCTTATTGGCTATTTTTTCTGGATTATTTGCATACTGGTTAGCCACATCGATATCAGGAAATCTGCTGGGCCAAACACGCATAAGTGCAGTGGCTGAGTAATGAAGATTTTCTTCCAAAGTTCTAAAATTGTTAGATTCATGGGCGCATTGACCTATAAAAGATGCCTGACGTACTGGCGTATTGATCTCATATTTAGCAAATGTATCCTCTAATGGCTCAAGCCATTTGGGATCTATGTTTAAGGCTTGTAATTCTTGGGCGGTCATTTTTTGGGTGCATTTCCACCTACGGGGTAGGTAGCTCCAATAGGGGCTTGAGTAAAAGCACTTTGACCTTGCTTGACATGGTTGCCATCCCAAGGGGATTCCATGATCGGTCCATAGCAACTTGCTAGCCTTACCCCATTAACCTTCTTAGCTTGGATATCACAAGGGAAAGACCACATATTGCTCATACCCGTAGTCGGTGTATCACCTATGGTAAATGACCTAAACTGGGCTGGAACAGTATTCCAATTAGGCGCTTGTGGGTAGTTTGTAACGGGGGGAACTCCAAATAAAGACCAAACCTTATTAGGAAGCGACTTACAGGAGTTGTTCATCAGATCCATATTGGCAATAGCCTTACCATTTAGGATAGGGCAAACTGCTACACCCTCTTTAAACACCTTGCCGTTGATCGTCATAAGCTTACCTGTTGGGGTAGTAGAACTAGCAGCACACAGGGCATAGTCACCATTACAAATGGCTAAAATATGAGCCTGTGCTGATCCACAAAACAGAAGTAGAGCTAGAAGTAGTCTCATTTTGCTATTTGGTCGTATTGGCTGTAGCAGGCTTGGAGGGCTGTCCTGATGATGTCGGCTCTGGCAGCTTCCCTTGTAAGAAAGATTGCATCATCGGCGTAAAGGGTTGCCCCAGTGCAACTTTGTCCATTACTGGGAATCGTTGCTGGGCGGGAGGGGCGCTTCCGCAACTCGCTAACAGCATCGAAAAGCTTATTGTTAATATCGGCAATAGTCGCATCTTTAGTTCTCCTGATTTCATCGGTTTGCGCCTGATGTTCTTGTTCTTTCTTGCGGGTAATCTCTGACTGCTCTAGCTTATAGGCGTCAAATTTTGCTCGTTCTAGCTTATGACCTAAGCCAAAGCCACTTCCAAAGGAGAGGGCTAAAGCTACTGCAATTCCAATAAGAAAGTATGGGTTCAGTCCAAACATTACCCGCAAGTCCTTATCCAAGTAGCAAATGACTTTTGCATAACGCAACCGTCAATCATTTGATTTTGATAATAGGGTTCTACTTGTGGGTAGTTAATTAAAAGATTATGGATAAATATAGCCATAACAATGATCACAGCCACAAGAAAAATATTTAAATAAATCATCATACAAATCTAATGGTGAAGGCAAAGGTGGCTGGGAAGTTGGCAATAAAGTCTTTATTAACTGGATCGTTAATGTAAGACGGATCAACTAGCGCACGGATATTGTGTCCAAAGTTAAAGCAAACCATTTTGCCAAGGATTGGCTGATACGAGTTGTATTGCCAAAGTCCTTGTCCTTCAACACGGATAGTTCCCGGGTTGTTTGCACCACAGTCAACCTTGCCAGCGTAGGTCATGCCTTCTGTACCATGCAGATACTTGACTGCAAAACCATAGAATGGATTA